CTAGCAACTATGTTTGACAGGGTTGTAGCTTTATATTTCTGTCCTTTGTCATAGCAAGTTTCAAGAATAGCAAGTGGCTCGTAGCAATCAGGACAACATTCAATACTATCAATATCAATCATGGCAATATTGTCATATTTCCTATGCCAATCGTTGTAGCTGCCATTACTAAATGCGTATGTCCATCTAGCCATTTTTCCTCAATTCATAAATATAAATATGTTTACCAAGTGTGTCTTTGTAATATGCTTTCCCATTATCTAATGCAGTTTTAATTCTTTGTGCGTATGGTTTAATCTTACCATTATATTTAGTTCTAATAGTTTTGTCATGGTATAGTTTATTATTATAAACAATAACCTTACCTTTATTAGTCATACCTTGATACTTAAAATTACTAGCTTTATAAATAATACCTTTATGATTATAAGTCTCATCAGCATAACTAATAACTTTAGTATGATCTGTGTTTCTTTTTAACCAACGCAAAGTAAAACCTATAAAATAACTTTCAGTATTTTTAGGTGTATTATCTATGCAACATAACCTACGCAATTCAATTAAATCTTTTTCTTTTGATACATATTTTTTCCAAACATTTGCCATAGCAATTTGTCCATACATCATAGCACCAATAAGATTATTGTTATCAAATAATGCAAAACAATAATTAGATTTAAGACCATTAATATTTTTAGAGTAATGCCAAGTTTCTATGAAATCTTTTACATCCTTTCTATCACATATTTTAATGTTATATTTTTTAACACTCACTATCTATCATTTTTGTTTTACAACTTGATTAAAAACTGTTGTCCAAGGATTAAGATCGTAGTCCAATTTACTGCAACTTGTAAAGATTATTAGTATAAATATTATGCAATAGATTTTCATTTGTTTTTTAATACTAAAATTATATTATCTTTTAGTTCTATATCTTTTTCCAAAGCAAGTATTATATCAGATTGTTTTTGTATAAATTTTTTTTGTCTTTTGATTTCAGCTTGACATTTTTTAAGTTCCTTTGGACAACCTATCTCTTCAAACATTTTTTCATGAGTCATTTTAATACTTCTATTTTTTTTACAACAGATCGTGGGTAAACTGTAGTGTTGCCAACTGTTAGTTCGCCATCATCATCAAAGCTATGCGAGGCAAATATAATTACTTTCTTTTGATCCTTATGTAGTAGATAACCTGTATCTTCACACCAAGAATAGACCTGATCCTTTGCTTTAGATAATGTAAGCCACTCTGGGTTTGATACAATATCTTGCCAATACAATCTTACTCTTTTGTACTTAAACTTATTTACTTTCTTCATACTTCCACCACGCTTTATAAAGATCATCAAGTGATACTTCTTTTTTCGTAACCTCTAGTATCTTCTTTACCATCTTTGGTTTTGGAAATCTTTTTTCTTTACTCTCAAGGCAATAGCGTTGTGAGTTAGTTGCTGGATTAATTGATTTTATACCAAGCATAGTGCCAAGTGTATAATGAGATATACCTTGTTTTTTTCGCCACTCTTTTAGTGTCATTTTCCTCCTATTTGTTATACAATTGAGAGATATATATTACATATAATAATGATTGACAAGCATTTATATTAGTGTAAAACAAAGAAAAACAAACAAATGAAAGAATATTTTAAATACTTTAATGGGGGTCAAGGGTTAGATCATTGGAGTCCATCTTCAAGCCAAAACTTTACCAGGTTTTTACTTAACTATTCTTTACCACAAGAGATAAGAAGATTATTTAAAGTTAGATATAAAGCTCCATTCGGTAATCTTATAAACAACACAACACAAAGATTAACTTGTGATATTTTATATCAAGGCGACAAGAAGATTACATTAAAGAACAAAAATTATGACGAAATATTTCAACAAGAGTTAGACGCAATAGATAAAAATACTCCACCAGTAGATGACAAGGATAAACTAGCAAGGGAAATGATGATTAGCTTTGCACATCCAACTATTGAGAATATGAAGAAAGCAGTTAAAGAAATATTTGGTAATGAAAAGTTAGTAGCAGAAAGATATGTGTCTAGCAAAGATTTAGATATGCTCATAGATATTATTGGTAGAGTGGATTATGAAAGCAATCTTTTAATAGGCGAAGCAAAAACTAAACCACCTACAATTAAAAAGAAGAGAGGTAAAGATGAATACTACATGGCATCAACATTACTTCCAACAGATCCTGACCCAATGCACATAAGCCAACTTGCTTTTTATTATCATTGCACAAAGAGAAAACCTTTTTTGTTTTATGTAAATGAAAATGAATACATTATCTTTGATGATACACATGATATGCTGCAACCTGATTATTTAGAAGAACAATATAATTTACTAACACAAAGATTAAAATCATGGGAACAACTAATTATATTTTGTAAAGGAGATATTAAAAAACTATGTGCCTTTGCAGAACCACCAGAATTAAATCACCCTTTTTATTATAGGGATTTAATAGACGACCAAAAAAAACAAATCAAAAACTTATGGGGGTTAAACACATGAAAACAAACATCTATCAAAAACTACACAAAGCAGCTTGTGAAGCTGGAGGTGTGGCAAAGGGAAAGAAAGTACAAGGTATGCACTTCAATCCTTTACTGCATGACGAGGTGCAGAAAGTGGCAATGGAAGCATTACTTAATAATGGATTATATCCTATCTGTACATACGACAATCAACTAACAGATAATTTTATATTGGTTACTTGCAACATGAAGATATATGATGTTGAAGATCCAAAACAATTTATAGAAGTATCAGGTTGTAGTGCAATGGGAAACTTAGATAAGTTTGGTACAGGTAATGGCATGAGTTATGCTAAGAAGTATGCTTATCTAAATGCTTTACATTTAAAGACAGGTTTAGATAATGAAGATGGCTACAAGGCAAAACCTTTTAACAAAATTCCACAATCAAGTGGTCAAGAACATGATGACAATCATGTCATGGCAATAGATAATATCGAAAAAGATATTAGAAATGCAAAAACTATTTATGAACTAAGGAAACTTAGAAATTATAAATACAAAGATGCTTTTAATCTTGCCATGCAAAAACACCTTAGAGTTTATAGACAATTAGATGATCTATATGGCACTATGGAAACACAACTAAACAGACAAGGAGTAACACAATGAGTGATAAGATATATATAAAACTTACACATAATCAAGACAAGCAACAAGGAGATAATAGACCGAGTTTTGTTGCACCAATAAATCCAAAATCACCACCAGGAAAAACGTGGAGAATAGGTGTAAAGATTGGAGAAACATGGTACAACCAAGCAGGATTTGATGATCTTGACGAACAAGGTAATCCCACAGGGATTATTAATGTAGTCTTGACACCTTCAAATACTGGTTCAGGATCTGGAAAGCCGAGAGGACCCCAATCATCTTTTGCACCTAGCGATAGGTTTGCAAAAGGTCAAGGATCAGGATATAACAAACCTAACTACAAATACTAATTTAGATTTTGTAGTTGAATGGTGTGGCAGAAGTTTTTTGAGTAGCGAATCATATTACCTCTCCCTTTCTTGGTAATGCTCCCTCTTATTTGTTTTCTTCTGCCATGCCTTTAAAACAATATGAAAATTACAGACATAGACAAAGAAATTAAAAAGAAAATTGTAGCAGATCGTCAAAAAGAATATGGCGATTATCAATACAATTTTACTATACTTGCCGAGCTTTTTACCTTAATATTAGCTCCGAATTTAAAAAAAAAATTAAAGCCATACCAAGTGGGTCAACTAATGATGACTCTCAAATTATTCAGGAGTACCAAGGGTTATAAGGCAGATAACTATCAAGATTTATCTATCTATAATGATATGACCTTTGAATTACACAAAAAAGATATAGACAAAAGAGATAAAAATGAGTAAATATTTAAGAATTAAATCTGGCGAAGCTAGTTTTCAACTGGTTGAAAGATTTGATGAAGCTAAGAAAGCTGCCGACCCCAACGCACAAGGGGAAGTTGTAGAATGTAAAGTCATGAATATTAAATTAGACTTTACCAAAGTAACAAAGGAGAAAGATGGAAGAGTTAAAAACTCGCCTTCAGAAGTACAGGGATCTTCAACAGAAGAAACACGAGAAGTTCCTGGAAGCCAAGAGACAAGTAAGTAAGTATCAAAAAGATTCTTACAGATTGATTTGGAAAATAGAGAAGGTAAAAGAAGAATTAATGAGAGCATAACACTCGTTAATTACATTGATAAAAAAAACAACAAATACCCAGGGGGATTTATGTCTTTAGCAAAACAAGAATTTGAAAAACATATTAAAAAAATAAACAACAACGATTTTATTTATAAACATAAAATAGCTTTTTATTTATTATCAGATACAGAATTAAAGTTGTATGAATCAGGATTTAAAAAAGGTTTTGAATTAGCACAACAAAAAATGTCAGATCATGTTAGCCAAATAAAAGATACACATATTGTTCCAAGAAAAATGGAACGAAAAATTATTGGTTATCAATTTAAAAAACCAAAACAAACAGAAATAGATTCTATAATTAATAAAGTTTGTATTAAGTATGAGATAATGAAAAAAGAATTATTTACCAAAACTAGAACTACAGATATTGTGCGATCTAGGAATATTATTCATAATCCC